TTTGCTCTTCCGTAGTTTCCTTTGTGTCCAACAGTAACACAATGGAAGTCCGCATCTGGCCATGCGAGTTGTAAACCTCGGGTGAGAGTCCCGCTGGACCCAACAGTCCATACTTCGTCAGGTCGAACATCGATTGATAAAGCAACCCTAATAATAGAAGCGATAACAGTGTCATGGTCAAACCCAATAGGAAGTAATCTACGCACTTTCGGATCTTGTTCAACATAATCCCTTGCTCTTTTCTCTGTCACTGACAGCATACCATTCGGGACAAATCTCATATCGGCGCCTTCTGATAAAGCCTTTATCTGATAATCATGCAACTTGTCCCATGCACGATCCGCCATAAACACTACTGCTTTTTTACCGTATCTTCGACACAAAGCAGCAAGAGAAATCTGTGCGTATCCAGTCGCGGGAGAGCTACCGTATACCCACTCTTCGATCTCTTCATTCGACTTGATCAGGTAATCTGCAAATCGCATCTTCGATCCACCACCAAGTAGATCATCACGAACGACTTGAATTTTTTCATGCTCTTCAATCACAGGATCAGGCAAAGTATCTTGCCAATCACCAATCAGTGGGAGGTAGTCTTCTGCTGTCTCTTTAAATAATACACTCATCACTTTATCCTACTGAAGTTATTCTTCTTCTGGAAGACGATATGATTCTGGAACTTGTCCGTCATCGAATCGGACTTATGACTGATTACAAATATATTAGCACGATCACCGAACTGAGTCAACAACTTAAGGAACTCTTCTGTACCCACACCATCTAGACTAGAGTCAAAGACCTCATCCAAGATAAGAAGATTACAATTGACGCTGTTCTTAAGTCTAGCTACTTCACGCCAAGCAAGCAACAATGATAGATCAATTCGTAGACGCTCACCTTCGCTGAAACTATGGTAAGTAAACTCGTCTCGGTGTCTACTCTTAATAGTTTCGTTGAAGTTTTCGTCGAGGTTGAACTGACAGAAAAAATCCATGTCCAACAGATACTTGTTTATCAGACGATTCATGATAGGAAGATAGTGCTTGATAATCTTTGACTTGATACCAGAGTCCTTCAAAAGAAGAGAAGCAATGTTGTAGTAGTGCCTATCATCAATTAAGTCTTTTCGTTCATCAACAAAATCTCTACCAACAATAGCCAGTTTAGTAAGCTCACCTTTTACCTCTTGTACTTCAGTTGTTTCACTCAATACACTCGCTACACTTTGTTCCATTTTAGAAACGTACTGAAAGAGCGCACTAATTTCACTCTGCTTACTTGAGATTTGTTTTTCTTTTTCCTGTATATCTGAAAGAACAGAGTTGATAGTAGTTAACCTATCCTCTGTCGTTTTCACCTGTTCGTTCAGTTGCTCTATTTCTTTATCAATGTCAGAACGTTCTTGTTCCTTTTCTGCATGAACGGACTCTTTGTGGTGTTGTTGAATATCTTGTTTACAAGTTGGACAACTATCATTGTCTTCATAGAACTTAACACTCTTCTGTATGTTCTTTATCTTTTTATTCAACTGAGTTATTTCACTCTCAGACTGAATTAAGTTAGTGGACGTTTCATCTTTATCTGGGATAGATAAAAACAGATCGTCTACTTCTTTTTGAATGGAGTCAATAGAACTTTCAAGTTTAGAAATTGATTCCTTTGAAACTTGAATTTCTTTCTTGTATTTTTCAATAGACGCACTGGACTTTTTCTCCAATGAGTTTATCAATTTTTCTTTCTCTTCTGCTTTGTTTTTGGTGAGTATTATTTTGTACTCAATCTCTTTTATCTGATCTTTAGTTAATTGAGCTTTACCTTTGACAAGACCATTCATCACCGAGAATATGTCTATGTCCAATAGATTCTCGACAACAGATCTTCTATCACTGGCACTCAATTGCATGAAAGGAACATAGTTTGATGAACCAAGAATCACAACCTGACAAAATGATTTGTAGGTCATCTTCAGAATCTGTTCCTCTAGAATCTTCTGATAGTCCTTAGATTTGGCTGACTGATCGAGCAGTTCATTGTTCTTATAGATTTCAAACTTCTTTGGTTTCAAACTACGAAGAACTTTGTATTCATTTTTACCAACGCTGAAAGTTATTTCAACTTCACAGTCCTTGTTGTTTATTGAATTCGGAAGTTGCGGTATGTTAATACCACGGAACGACTTTCCGAATAGAGCAAACGTCAAGGCATCAAGCATGGTAGACTTACCTGCTCCGTTGTCACCAGACACTAAGGTGTTGTTGTGTCTACGAAGATCAAGCACGGTCTTATAATTTCCCGTCGAAAGGAAGTTACGCCAAGATAAAGTCTTAAAAATAATCACAGTGAAATGCTCTCCAGATATAAATCTCGTATCACTTGTTTCATTTTATCTTTGTCTTCTACTTCATCCATCTGATCGATTTCATTGTTGATAAGAGTAACAGTATCCTGTGCCAGATCCACCATCTCTTCCTTCGTCCATTCAGAGTCTTCAATGTCTTCAACCACTGTTATCTTTGCGACACCGTTCTCATCTAAGCAGTTCATATATTGATCAAAGCTATATGGATGTTTCTTGCACTCGACATATATCTTTACATAAGAACCCTCCAAGCCCTCTACATCAACAGAGGAAATATCAACAGGACCGTCTGTGTCGTTATATGTCAAGCAGTGAAACATTTTGTGTGGGTTTGGTACAAATTCAACCTCACGGGTTTCAGTGTCAAGTACATGAAAACCCTTCTCTTCGTGCAAGTCTGCAAAGGTGATTTGATATTGAGTTCCCATGTAATAGACATTATCCTTTTCTTGCCTACAATGGAAATGTCCAGACAGAACTTTCTCAAACCTCTCAAACAACTTAGGCGACATACCACCCTGAAAATCAACACCACGCATCACCTGATAACCATCAATTTCAAGATGACCAATTAGAATGGGCGCGGATGCAGTCTGAATAAACTTCAAAGACGAATCGTAATTTGTCTTGTTCACCCAAGGAAGTAAGGCTATATCAAGCCCATCGAAGTTAACGACAGATGGATCTTCATATAAAGTAAAATCATTAGAGAACAACTCTTGTAATGAATTCACTTCGTTGGTATTACGAAAGTAAACATCGTGGTTACCTAGAATACAGTGAAGATCTATGCCTTCCTTCTTGAGTCTAGATATAAATTTATCCCTGACTTGATGTAGAATGCTGAAGTTCACGAACTTTCTACGATCCATGAAGTCACCTGCGTGGATGATTGTTTTTATGTCATTCTCTTCCATGTATGGAAAAAGCACTTCATCAAAAAACTTCATGAAGTAATCAAAGAATAACTGGGAATCACCCCTAGCACCGAAGTGGGTGTCATTCAGAAGGCATATTTTCATCTTTTTTCTTTTTCTTCTTTTTCTTCGGAGTGAACTTTTCTATGTCATTTTCAGTGACATCGAAATAGTCTGCATACACATTCTTGGCATCCTTATCGAAATAATTATTCTTAAACCAAGAATGAAAACTACCATCATCACTATTTTCTACCAGCTTATACTTAATATAATTCTGCTTCTTCTCCTTTTCGATTCGACGAAGAAAGGCATAGTATATCATTTGAGTAAAGTAGGAAAAGGGATTCTTAGATTTTTCTGGATTGAAGTTGTGTGCATACATCAAACAGTTTTCGATACCATCACATATCATCTCATCCCTGAATGGATAGTTGATAAAGTTAGGTTTTCGAGAAAGGTGTTCGGCTATCTTTAGAAAACATTCCCCGATGTATTCACTGATAGGAGGACGCTCTTCGTCCGACTCAACTGCTTCGATGACAAGTTCTTTCCATTCGCACATAGCCTTGAAGAAAGTTTCGTTGTCAACGTAGTGTTCTGTTACTTTTTTAGATCGTTTCTTTTTCATATCAATAGTATAACATCTTTTTTCATTTTGTAAAGTATTTTATCTATTTTTCCCTTGACAAATTCTGTGGGTAGGTTAAACTACCCGTGTCAACGGGAAAAAGGGAAACTATAAGTAGTCTCTAAGGTCCGGAGACCAGTCAACCCAATCATTACCAAAGTCGTCTTCTGAACCAGATCTATGTTTATCTGCTTCTCTATCCAGAGTTTCTGGTTCCTCTGGTTCGTCACCTTCAAAATTGTCATCCATGTCCTGATCGAGCAAGCCATCCTCGATCATTTTTTTGAACATATCATGATTCATGGAAAAAGACATGAATACAGAAGATGGTGGTGGCGAGCTTGGTATGTCAGGCATATCCATATCAGAAAGATGACTTTCTATTTCATCTTCCAGATCCCTAAGATTCTCTTCTGCTTGTTTCATGATGTCTTCCCGCATTCTTTGTTCTCTTGCCATCTCTTCCATAGTGACATCGGGTTGATTCACTTCTGCAATATACAACTTTGTTGTCTGAGCATCTGGAGTAAGACATAGAGCGATCCAATCTTCTGGGATCGTAACCTTTTTGGTTTTAGAATACTCAAGCCAATTACTCATAGTGAGAATCTCACGCTTAAACTTGAGGAAAGGATCAGGCACAGACATGACTTGCATGATCATAGGATTTTCAATGGTTACTTGATTGTTTTTAGAATCAAGAATAGTGGCGATAATGGATTCGCCGCTTCGTAGCTTTAAAATTTTATACGACATAATCCTCCTATAACTGAATATTATGTGGTGAAAAACTAAAACCCTCTGACTTATATATCTTTATTCTTTCAAGGAAATGTCGAAGGGTGTGGTTCTTGTAGCTTTTCCACGAAATATCGTCTCCGATATCATACAACTTTGCATGTTCTTTGTGTTCTGATTTTCTTAACTGCCTACCAATCGATTGTAGAACTCTCACGCGAGACTTTGAAGGGGAGGCGAATATAATATTATGTAGTCTTCTTATAGAAACTCCTGTAGAGAACGTTCCATAAGAGGCTACTATGATAGCATTGTTTATATCCTCTGCTATTTGACGAACGCTTTCTCTTACTTCCACATCAGTCTCTCCATAAACAAAGAACACCTGTCGATCCTTTGCTGACTTCTTTATTTGTTCGTAAAGTTTCTTGCCGTGCTTTTCGACGTACTGAAACAATACTAACGTGTTGCCTTCTAGTTTATTCGCAAGATTTTCTATGAACTTGTTTCTCTTTTCATTCGACACAAGGAAGTCCATTTCATCCTGATACTTTGCCTTCTTCATAGCTTCTCGTTCTGGTCTTCCGTGCGACAGAAGAAGGCAGTCTATTTTCAATTTGGACAAGAGATCTTTATCGATAAGATCTTTTGTTGAGGTCACATTATATACCGAACCAAATAGACCTTCAATGACTAATTTGTGAGTAAGTGTGCCGTCTAGGGTTCCCGTTGTTCCTATTCTGTGGGGACAGTCCTTGAGTTTCGTCATCAACTGTGTGAGTGACTTTGCTTTGAATAGGTGGCATTCATCTCCAAAGACAACATCGAACTGATCGAAGTATTGGATGGGTAGCTTGTATATACTTTGCCAAGTTGAGATGACTATCTGATTGTTCGTTTCTTTCTCCTGCCCTCCGAAAATCTTGTGACATGTTTTCCTCACATCCCAAGACTTATCGTTTGACGAATAGTCTTTGAAGTCGTTATACATCTGTGTCACTAAAGAAGTAGTGGGGACGACAACGAGAATCTTTTTGTCTTTTGGAATACGGCTTTGAAAGTATCGAAGAAGGCAGTAAATGATTAGAGACTTACCAGATCCCGTGGGTGACAGCAGAAGACACCTGTCATTTCTTATCGCGTGTTGTATGGCATCCAACTGGTGATCGTATACTTCAATTTTTTTACCAGCAGCTTGAATGTTGAGCTTGTCATTGATCCAACCTTTGAGTTGATCATGACTGAGAACTGGACCTGATGGTTTGAGGGATTCTTCTATCTCTAGAGAATAACCTCTGTCGGTTGCGAATTTCTTAACGTATGGAATTAACCCAGCGTATAGATTTTGGCTGTATATGTTGTAGAGTTTTATAGTACCATCCCAGTTCTTTTTACGATAGGATGGCATGAACTTATGTCCAGGCACTTTGAAAGTGAAATACTCTGACAGTTCTTTTGCTAAATCTCGTTCACATGCGACATGTATATTGACGCTGTTTTCTTTTGTAATACAAAGATCACTCATGACCTTATGTATTAGAGATTTATGCCTTATGGATCGAAGGAGTTTCCTAGTACCAAAACGCCTAATTTCTTTTTTGAAACTTGACCTGACCATGATATAATCTTCACATCATTTTGGGATAAAAAATCTATGACGAGCTGGTACTCCTTTTCCCAGCTCTCATTGTATTTATCCATAAATTCTTTGTGGAAAATTACTGTCGATATACCCATTTCTCTCAAGGCAATTGCATCAGATGGGGTTGGACATAGGGGAGAGTAGATTGTATGGTTGAAAGTCGTTACACCGCGTTCTGCTGCTTTATACGCAAGATTTTTTATCGCTGTGGTTTTGTACCATTCGTTTTCATTGATGGACGGAGCAGTTAGCATGATTCCAATGCCAGGATTTATTAGAATGGTTGAACACTGTGTAGATTGTCCTTCACATTTAGAAACGGCATGAGCATAGCACTGCTTTAGATACACGGCGTGCATGATGCTGGTATCAAACTCCATTGAGGAACTTTCTCCAGTCAATGGCACTTCTTATGTTCCATTGTCTGTTTGATATGATCTTGATAACAGACTCTAGGTAATCTACTTTTTCTTTGGTGTAGGAAAGGCGCAGACGGATAAGTGAAAGATCATCATCCGAACTTAAGTATTTCTCAATATCGACTTTCAGGATATTCAGTTGAAACGGTTCCCACTCCAACTTGTCAAGAGAATCTTGATCCATTTTACCTGTATAGTATTCCCACTTTAGCCTGTATAGCTTTTTATACTCTTCTTCTTGCTTGACGTAGATTAGCTTTTCGTCGTGAAAGAAGTTTAGGTATTTGTTATGTAGCTGTGGGGTTTTGAGAGACTCAATATCGAGTTCCGTATCATCCATTATGATATCGTCTGCAACCATAGCCTTAAGATCATTTAGATTCATTATAACCTCCGACTAAGAGTATATCACGCAAATATTAGGCAGTCAAGTATTAATACGTTCGATTTTGTATGTGCTGTATGAGAATGTGGTTGTTGCAGTCAGAGGCTCTGGATCCGTCACTGCGCTGTTGAAATCTAGACCCGAAAGTGAGCTAGGGAAGCAATCACGGAAACTTACTATTAGCTTTCCTCTCATTGCACTGTTTGTTATTACTAGAGTGGCATCAGAAAGATGTTGATCTGGAGTTTCAAAATCTTTGAAATCTTCTGCGTTCGATGCGGATCTCATCCAGTTGTAAATTTCAAGCCAGTTTTTCATCTCTTCATCGACAACGAATGATATGGACAGATCATCAAATCGGAATGCTGATGGGTGTCTTACTGGAGCAAAGAAGTTGGTTTGATCTATCGGAGACAACGAAACCGATGGTATGTTGGCAGACTGACAGAAATATGTAACGGTAGGAATCCGTTGCATGGTAAACTTAAATTCAGTTACCGTTAATGGGTTTGTGTTTGTTGGTTGTTGATCTAGTCTATTCGTTTTTAATTGAGATAAACCACTGATGTATTGATCGGACATATCAAGCTCCTAGAATATGTAGGTAATAAAAAAGGGTGGGGTCATTAAGACCCCACCCAATTTTAAATCGTATGACTACTTTAGACTCAGTTTGAGCCATTACCGTGAAGGTTATCAACACGGAAGATTCTGTAGTACTGGTTCTTACGGAAGGCAGCAGAATTGGTTGGATCCTGATTTCCTTCGCTACTGACGAATGGGTTGTTGACCAATCCGTATCGAGTCTTGAACCCGATCTTGGGCTGGAAGGTGTTTTCACCAACCGCACGCACCATCTGGAGTGGAACGTAGGGGCAGTAGAAGAGTCCAGCATCATATGCGCTTGTTCCCTTGTAACCGACACAGACGAAGTTTCGTCCAGCGTCAGCAGCAGCGGTGTGAGCGGTTCCAGGTCCAGCGTAAGGATCAATGTAAACCTTGATCTTACCGTTGAGTGTACCAGCAAAAGTGTTGCCAGTGTCGTCAACATTTAGGCTCTGGTTAAGAGCAGGTGAGATGTTAAGGAATCCACCCATTGCGAGGGCAGAAGCAACATCCGACGAGCAGATGATGAAGTTACCCTTACCACGACGAGTATCCTTAGCGATGGTGTTGCATTCACGCTCAATCTGGAACATGAGTCCACGGAAGCGTTCAGCACTCCAACGTCCGTCAGAGTCGGTTTGGATGTCGTAGACACCACCAATTCCTCTACCGAACGCATTACCGAATGCATCAGCACCAGTACCACCACTAACACCACCAGCGATTGCTCCGTGGTCTGAAGTGGTTCCTACTGCTCTTGCAGTAAGATCAACCTGCTGGGCACCAAGTTTAGCACCACGGTAGATAGTACGCATGACTTCACGGTTGATTTCAGCAAGAATTTCACTCGAAAGAATGTTTGCGAGTTCTGCTTCTGCGTCGAGTCCATGAACAGCCTTGAGGTCCTGAGCAAGCTCAGTTGTGTATTCTGCCTTGAGGGCGCGAGTCTTAGCTTCGACAGCAGTACGCTCAATGCTGAACGCCATTTCTGGGAACGATCCAGATGTAAGAGCTTCGGCGGTATCAGTGGCGAATGGATCCAATCCTGCGATTGGGTTAGCCTGTTCGACTTCGGAGTTTGATCCCACCATATCACCAATGTTAGCGAATGCAGTGGTCACACCACCAGCAGCGTTGAGAGCCTCGTTGAAGAGAGCCTCGGTTCCATCCTGCTTGTCGTATCTAGCACGCATGGCAAAGATAAGTCCAGTAGGTCCAGTCATTGGCTGAACACCACAGACATCATAAGCCATTAAGTTTGGCATAGAACGACGAACGAGTGAGATTAGAATTGGGTCGAAACCAGCAACGCTGCCTTCTCCACCAATAACGGGTGACATACCACCACCGACGACACTGCCGGATTCGTTGAGCGCACCACGTTCTTCTCTGAGAGCCTTTTCTTGGTTCTCAAGGATGATTGCGGTAACAGATTTACGATAGTTGTCAGTAATGGGAGCCATATCGGCGTGTTCTAGCACGGGCGCCCACTTTTCTTGAAGCATTTCGGTTGAACCTAAGTTAGAGTCCATTGTTTATTTCTCCTTGTAAGAAATGTCTTACTTTTTTTACTTTGTTAGGGGGTTTCTTAGTGCGCGAGTATACGCTTCCATGGCAGGACTTGTGCTTTTTTCCATGTCCTGATCCGGGGTAGTGACATCAGTTTCTTCACTAATTACATTAGTGGTTTCGCTGTATGATTCTTTGAGAATGTTTAGCTTTTCCTTGAACTGTTCGACTGAATCAAATTCAAGACCTTCAGCGAGAGTTCTGAGACGATCAACATCAGTTTCAAGCATACCTTCGGTTTCTTCTTCGAAAACGAGGGCGCATTCTGCGTTTGCTTTGTCTTTAGAAGTCTCGATGTTTTCATTGATAGCTTCGTCTAGCTTTCCGCGAAGTTCTTCAACTTCAGTGGATAAACCATCAACTAGATCATACTGTTCTTCGGGTACATCGATGTATGCACTTTCAAACAGTTCTCGGAGTCCGTGAATGAAACTCTCAGCAACTTCGGTTCTAATTCCCGACTCGACTGCGAGTTCATTTTCCTTCATCCATTCTTCGACAACATATCCAAGATAGTCGTCTAAGCGTTCGGTGACTTCCTTCTGAAGTGTTTCAACAGCTTCGGTCATGCTGACTTCAAACTGTTCATGAAGCTCTGCTTCAACTTCAGTTGCCTTCTCATTGATGGCTGCTTCAAAGATAGTAGAAGCCTTTTCCTTAAAGTCTTCGCTAAGTTCTTCACCTGTGAATAGAGCATCAAGATGCTCTTTAGTGACAGCAGGCTTTTCGATCTTTGCGCTTGCACTTGAGGACTTCATGTTAATGGAAGCCTTGTTCTTTTTATCTTTACCTTCGGTTCCCTTATCGGTATCGATCTTGGGCTTTTTTCCTTCGGTATCTTGTTCGTCATCGAGGTCAAGAATAGTTTCTGCTTCAACGACATCAGCTACTGCTGAGTTTTCTTCAGCGAGTAGTTGTTTTGCTACTTCGATTGGATCTTTATAGTCCATTTATAAGACTCCTTATCTATCTCTAGAATTCTAGTTTATTTATACATTTATAGATTTTGAATGAAGTCCTTGAAGACCTCAAGTTTCTTCTCTTCTAATTCTACTTTATTTGCTTTTTCGATTGCTCTTTTATAGTTTTCGATTCGTTTTTCTTGGAATAGTCCATTCTCATAGATCCATTCCTTTCCTTCCATGATGCCGTTAACAAAAGCATCTGGAGCAGAAGGATCTGCTACAATATCAACCGCAGAAAGCATGAAGTCTTTTTGTACTTCATTGATACCATCCTTTGATTTGATGCTTCCCATACCTCTAGAGGAAACACCAACTTTAGCTCCACCCTCGATTAAGTTCTGTACGATCTTGCCGTATGGAGTTTCGAGAATCTTTGCTTTTCCTATGATGTTATCACCATCAAAATCTAAATCGGTGATTAGGTGAGACACTCTTTCTAGATTAACAGTTGGACCTTCGGGGTGTCCCAGTTCACCTAATGCTCTATTCTTCTTAACATACTTCTCATTGTAACGATTGGTTTCGTTCATGAGAGTGTTGCGAGGATAACGTCTACCGTTTCGGTTTACTTTTTCGGCCTGCATGAAGATACCTTCAATACGAAATCCCTTCTTTCCAGAAGAGTCTTCTTCACAAACAAGGTTGATGTCTTCGTTTACTTCTGTAATAAGTAACATCAATAACCCCCTCCGCTTTTGGATTTCTTGGATCCGTAAGATCCCTCTTTCTTCATTGCTTTACCGATGGCTTTTCTTCTCTTTAGGAGATACTTATCTGAAGAATCTGTGTCTCCGTCGTTGTCAATGTCTCCGTCTTCTTTTCCTACGGGATCCATTGCCTCTTCGACTTCTTCTTCTTCTTCTTCAAAATACTCTTCGTCTTCTTCTGAATCGCAGCTTTCACATACGTTGTATGTGTTATCAACAACAGAGGACTTAATGTCCTCTAATCGTTCGTGAATTCTTCTACCAAGCTCTTCTTTGAAAAGCTCAGAGAACGAAGTGTAGTTTCCTTCAAAGGCTTCTTCAATCATCTTCTCGATCATGATCGTCTCCTTGTTCTGTATTGTTATCTTGCATTAAAGAAGAAGATACGGATAATTCTTTATCACGAAGTCGCTCTGAGACTTTCATCGAGACAGCTTTAGAAAAAGCGTCTTCAAAATCAACAATACTAGAATCCACTACTGCTTTGAACATGTCATTATATTCTTTTTCAGACATCAATATCTCCCATATCTTCTTGTGGCTCTTCTTCTCTTTCTTTATCTATCTCTTTCTTCATTTCATCGATATCCTCATCTGTCATACGAAGGATATTTTTATAGACATAGTTTTTAGAAAAGTACTGACCTATGTATTCGCCAACTTCTCTCATCATTTCTAGCCGTTCTTTCATGATATCGACTTCTTTTAACTCTGAGAAATAGTTGTCTTTGTTGTAATCAAAAATAATATCTTGATAGATTTCTTCGAACTGTTCCTTACTCATTACTCCCTTGACTACCAACTGAGTCTTCAGGATGTTTAGGAATAGTTCAGAGAATTTATTTCGTAATCGTTCGATGAATTTGAAGAACTTAACTTCGTCTCTGGAGATTTCAGCAGATCTACCCATGTTGAAACCATTGTCAGATTCGAGTCTGCTGATGGGTACATGGAGGGCTTGATATAATCTCTTCTTGAAGTATTCGACATCTTCCATTTCACCAAGGTTCTGTCCACCATCGAGGGTAGTGATTTCAGTTCCTCTACCACCTTCTCGACGAGGCATCCAGTAGTCTTCGAGCATGGACATGTGCTTTTTATCGTCACGCATTTCGCCTGTGCTTGCGTCATATACAAGTTTGTTTCGATAACGATTCATAATGTCACGAAGATACTGTTCCGCTTTGTTCTTTGGAAGATTACCAACGTCAACATAGAACACTCTTCGTTCTGGCGCACGGGAGATTCTATAGATGATAACTGCGTCCTCGATCATCCGAAGCTGATTCAGTGGTTTGATTGCTTTGTGTAAGTATCCAAATACTCGTCTTCGGCTTGCATCGTATAGACCTGAGTTTATATGACAGATTGCATCTGGTGCAATCTTTACTCCAGCATCCGATACGCCATGCGATCCAGAACTTAATGGACCTTGGTTTGACTTCTCGTTGTACACATAAAACTCTTCTGCGTTTTGGTATAGAGTTACTGCTTCAGAATTTTTATCCTGAACAGGTTTCTTCTTTACCATTTTAACTTTTCTAATCTTAGTTGGATCGATAGTTCTAAGTTCCACTATTCCCTTTTTAGGTGAAGTTGGATCTAGAATCATGTGGTAATAAAGACGACTTTCTACAAACCATTTTCTAAGAATTTCATGTCCCCTACCTTTGAATTTAAGTAAGGTGAGGATTTCCGAAAACTCTTCGATGAGTCTTTTCTTTATTGCTGGTGATAACTTGGTGTTATCTAGATTTAGTTGAACAGCAGTCTTTGCGTCGTCGAATACTAAAGTCTCGTTGCAGATATCGTCTATCGCTGTTTCAATTTCTGGATGAAGAGCCATGTCTCGATACTTATAAATCAAATCAATGTCGTTTTTGATGTATGCATCAAAATCAAGGTAGGTGCCATAGAAGCCCCCACCTTGAACAACAGCAGCACCATCATCGTTCTCTGGAGGAGCGAACGAAACAATTTTCTCCTCCAGAGAGTCTGCTTTATCTTTCTGTAACGTATAACCAAAAAAGTTTATAGGCATCAAGTATATTCCTCATAAATTAAAATGCGTTCTCTGGTTCCGTACCAGCCGTGTTATCAGTTACGGGGGTCTTGTCTCCTGCGCTTCCCTGACCACTACTGGCTAACCAATACTGGTACTGCATGGTGACTGAAAATTCACCAATACCTTCGCTGTCATAGGAGAGTTCAACCGAACTGATATCAGATGGGAAAGCACCAACAAGAGCATATGTCTTGAGTGCTTGACCCTGGCGGTTTAGAGAACTAATTTTCCACTCACAAAATACATCAGTATTGAACCCAGAACCAGCACTAGTGAAGAAACCACCATCAGCTTGTGGTGTGTTTGCTTCGTACTGGTTAATTAGGTTCGACCATGCTTCGAATTTGTTTCGAAGCTCATAATCACCATCCATCATGACACTAATTGTCCAAGGCTCAAAGGTTCTATCGCCTGGAATCTTGATCTGTCTTCCAGCATAGGCAATTGGAATTGTACCTAGTGTTGATGGGGGAAGACTTGCTGCCTTAACTAGAAAGCGAGTCTTGTTACTTGTGTTCTTACCAATCTTACCTTCAACAATAAAGAGGTTAGTTCTTACACCACCCTGTGTTAGCGCAGATTGGAAATTCTTAATGTTCATCTAACTGATCTCCTTTAAGATGATTTATCCGCCTACCTCTTCGAACGAAACTCCAGATGCAGTGGCAATGAAGTTGAGCTGAATGAAGTTGATTGAGCGATTTGGTTTAATGTAAATATCCGCAACGAATTCATTTCTATCAATTACACTACCAGTGTTATTACTTTCATCACATACAACCTTGAAGTCCTGAACACCTCTTCTTGCCTGAATATCTCGTAAGAACGGGATGATCAAGTTTCTGAACTGGGATCGAGTAAACTCATCGTTAAACTCGAAGAGCTGGAACTTAGCAGCGGTGGCGATTGCTTTCTCTAGAATAATGAAGAGTCTTCTTACATTGATTCTATCGAATGCACTTGGCTTCGTCTGCATGGTTTTGTCGCCGAATAGAATGGTTCCTTCTCCGGGGAAAGATACAACAGGGTTAATGCTATTCTTATATAGGTCGTCTCTATGAGCTTGTCGTGGATTAACTGCTAGTTTAACAACACCACGAATCTGTCCACGGTTGAAACCAGCGGGAGAGAACCAAGCCTCATTTTCGACTTCAGTTCTTGCAAGAAGTCCTGCAATATCAGCGTTTAGAGGCACATAACGATAAACTCCATTGAAGTTATCATACATGTACTTGTAGCCACTGTCCAGAACAGCGTATGAGGAGTTCTTGTTGAGAGAACTCTTTCTGTATGTTAGAAGGTTATTGGTTGCAGTACCAGTATCTTTATTGATGTAATCGGACTGTGGTGTGGGTGAAAGGAACGCAATGCAATCCTTTCTCTTATCACAGAGATCAACAATCAAACCAGAGATGGTTGCATTCGCTGGTCCACCAAGGATAAGAGATACGTCAACTTCAGTATCATCTTCAAACTTAGAATATCCTCCGCTGTATAGTGCGGCTTCAGAAGCAACTGAATCAGCAGTTCCACCCCCTAGAGTTATACCATATGATCCTGCGGATGATAGGTGTGTGTTGGTGGTTAGATTTCCAAAGGTAGCATCCTGCTTGACTGCTGGAGTAAATCCAATTCCATTTGCACCAGCCCAAACATACTGACTCTGTTCGTTGATGATGGTTCTGTAGAAGTTGTTCACCCCCGAACCATCCTTAGCGTCAGTTGACTTCGAAAGTCCTTCAAACGTTTCTAGAACAGTTCCCTTTGTACCAGTCCAAGCACCAGTATAATCAACAACAGCAATGTGTAGGATGTCGTTTGATCCACCAAATGCTTCTACGTCTGTAGTAGTAGGACCGAAGTCAGAGAATAGAGACTTATATCTGTTTTCTAGGCTGACACCTTTCGACTGTTCCGTAGTAAGAGCAAGGTTTATGGATGGAGTTACTTCGGCTGCTGTTAATCCATTTACTGCCGCTTTGACTGTAACACTTTGTCCCGTTGGGAGTCTAAGAATATCACCAGCTTGTAGGACTAAATCTACAGAGCCCGCTGAACTTCCACTAATAAAAATCGAACTAGTTCCAGCGTCAACACCTGAACCGAGGGTGGTTCCTCCGATTGTGACACCGACGATACCGTCTGCTGCTGCACTACCATCAAAGGCAAAAACAGCAAGAGCGTTTCCTAGTGGACCAGGATACTTTCCATAGAAATCGTCAGTTAATGTCTGACTCTCAAAGTTATCTTCATTCTTAATGAGTGCTGCGGTTGCGCTTGATGCATTCTTAGCACCACTTCCTACGGCACGAACAACCTGAAGATTGTTTCCATATCCTAAAAAGTTCGCAGCGGTGAAGAAGTACTGATAATTATCATCATCAGGTCCACCGAATTTTCTTTTGAGCGTGTTTACTGAATCAACTAATGTAATTTCCTCGGCAGGCCCCCACTGAAAAACGCCAGCCATTCCGGCGGCGGTGGTAGCAACTGCTGGGACAATTGTGGTCAAATCTATTTCACTGACATTTACGCCTGGACTGACTTGAAATCCCATGTTATTCTCCTTTGAGCGTTAAACCGTATCTGTTCTATACAGCGATAAATCATTTTGGATCTTGTTTATTTAGGATTTTGATGTATTCACCACATAGAACCACTACTTTTATCATCGGTATACCAGCGATCACCATCATCGTCCACAAATGATGTATCAGTGAACCCATCATCTAAAAATCCAAAGGGAGTCATCTCTTCTTCTAATTCCTTTATCTTATCTTCGTATAGATTTTCTCTGAAAGAACCTTCAATAAACTCGTTAAACATGCTCTGGGTTGTTAACCATCCGAGCATAACAAGACACATCACCAAATCATCATGGTGACCTTCCTCTGCTTGATATGAGTTTCTTCTTGCTATGAACGAAAACAACTCTTGCATTATGTTCGTGTCGTTTATAAATATTTTGTCTTCTTCTATTAGACTTTTAAGAACAGAACAACCCACTCTCTTTGTTACTGTTGTGGTTCTAATGCCCATTTGCGCTCCACCACCGAAGCCACCCCACGAGGCAATCTGTCCCTTTCTCCCCTTCACCAACACTGTAATGATATTCTGATACTCCAACTCAGAGTGAAGAATATCGGCTACTTGTCCACCTATGTCGTTTATCTCTACCAAACAATATGCATCATTGTATTGCCGACATAGACTATGGACTACGGTAGGGTATAGCATGGGAGAGACAGTGTTGTTTCTGTATACCGCAACAACCTTATATGGCATTTCTGTCACATCTACAATAATAAAGGCACTATAATCTTTACCTTGACCACGAGCAGTATCAACGGTTGTTACATATACTCTTCCCTCTTTGGGTTTCTCGTAGATAGAAAGACCTTCGTCATTCTGTACCAATGGTTCATTATATGTGAGACACTTTAATTTGGAAGAAGACACCAGAGTCGCAGCAGAGCCAATAAAGTCACATTCAAACTCACCACGGAATTGTTCCTCTGATGTGTTTGCGATTGTCTGTTCTTTCCATTTTTCATCCCTGCCTGGAACCGCAGACCAATGGACCTCAATTGGGACATAATCGTTTCTTTTGTTTATCGCATCATTCCAGAAACGGTAGAACATGTTCAACCCCTTTGGAGTTGAAATAATCAGAACCTTAGTAGATTGTCCAGATGTGATGGTGGGATAAACTGAACTGAAGAATTCCTCAGCCACTCCCTGTGGGACGAATGCAAATTCGTCAAGGAATATCATGTTGAACGAACCACCACGAACTGCACTGG